ATCTTGGGATTGCCAAAGTTGGTCATATAGCCAAGAAATTGGCGCAACAATCGGGTTATAGCCCATACGTCTACCTCCCTAATTGCGCGAACACAGGGCCGTTGTGTGCAGAACGCCATGCCTTGATGTACTCATAGGCGCGTGTCTGGAATGTTTCGATTGCCCGTGTGAATGGCCCATCTCCACGTAAATTTACGCTTTGATTGAATCCATCGACAGAGTGTGTGAAGGACTGCACACCTGGGTAAAATGCGTTATTGAACACTTCGAGAACCTTTGCGGAGGCGAGACAAGATATCGCGTCCACCATGTCTTCTGGAACGGGATAAATACCTGCTGTATAGGTGATTTGTGTAAACTGCGGAACATGGTTCATTTGTCCCATTGTGAAGAATGGCAACCACATGCCAGCGCCTGGCGATGTAACCGCCATTGCACCTTGCACTGGGACAATTTGAATAATTCCTGCGTTCGGTAGAACTGTAATCCACGGTTGCGGAACTTGCAAAACTCCAAAATTCGGAGGCAACGCAAACAGAATACTCGATACGTTGATCACAGGCTTGCGTTTTACTTTGATCGTTGACCATTTTTCAAACCTGCGTGTCGTATAATCGTACGGAACTTCCAACATGTCATAATCTTGTCCAGCGACAGCAGGTCGTGTCGCGCCTGATTGTGATGTGACAACTTGAGGAGGTTGTCCAACAACACACGAAAGAATCACACGCGGTACAACGAACGCATCAAGTTTTGTTTCAAACTCACCGATCGACGCATCAATTTTCTGCTGAATGATAGTAGAAACATCTGTTCCAGTTGCGGTTGCCGTAAGTGGAATACCTGCTAAGTAATTACTTTGAATAAGCGTTGGTGTAACAAGAGAGGAAATCGGATTTCCGTTGATAAACGTCTGGTCATGACGATATGAACTCTGATAGGACGAATAAGGCGGGTCGAGAAAATCTGTCAATTAAACCCCCCCTATCCGAGACGTTCTAACCATCCGTTTAAATATCCACTCGTTGGCGCAGTCGTACATGTTGCTTGAAGCGCGACGTACGGAATGTATTGATTCGGTGTGGAAAGCGCAATTACCGCTGTCTGTGGATTTCCTGTGCCGCTGTACGCATTGACGGTCGTTGCTGTGCCAAATGGATACCAATTTACGCGATCACGTGACCACATTGGTTGTAAAGACACTGTCTGATTGAGCGTCGATGTGACAAGCGCCGTTTTGTACGGCGCATACACTTGATCAAATGGCGTTCCTGTTGGGTTTTTACCGCTCGGCGCAAGACTTAAATGTGCCGCTGTATCCGTGATCGCAAGGTTGTTGAACAAAATCGACTCGCCAAAGGCTTGCATAACGATTCGTCCACCTTGTGCCCCGCCGCCATTGATATCTGGTTCACGTGGTATCCAGTCCCATTGACCTTTTGAAACGTCATTGATTGGATATGTGAAGGCTTGACCCATCTGTCACGCCTCCTTATTGATTACCTGGCCCATCGGTAATGATTTCCCATGCAAACGTGAGGCTAGCCGCGCTGCCTAAAACATTAAAGGTAGTTGCAGTCGGTGGATTTGCATTGTCGAGATAAATCACACCGTTACTGGTTGGTGTGATGTGAATTTGATAGTTCTTCGGAACGACACCGAGATTATGAGTAATCGCTTGAGTTGTTCCGACTGTCGCGTTTGTTGTACCTGTACCGCTTGCACCAAACAAGTTATCTGAGTTTACGCCACCTTGTGGAAGTGCCATGTCATTAACTAGATTTCCATTTACACCTTGTTTGGTAAATGGGTACATATCGGAAAATCGTTGTCCCTTAATTGGGGCTTGATAATTTTTTGGCAAGTGAATTCACCTCACTCAGTTTTAGAACGTCTGCGTTTTGGTTTTTCTTCGTCTTGTACTTCGAGGAAAGTTTCTTGAAATGCGTCCGAATTTTCGTCTTCAATCACAAAATGGAATTTACGAAGTCGGTCTAATTCTTCTTTCGTTAATTCCGAACCATCGGCCCATCTTTCTGAACCAAACTCTATTTCATGTTCAATCACAGTTAAACGTTCAAGTTTTGCACCGTTTGCGGGATAAACACGAACCATTTTATCGCTCCTTAACAAAGGGCCAGCTCTCGGCTGACCCTTTCAATCAAAGACTTATGACAATTCAACAGGCGCAATCGATCCATTCGGGATTTGGATATTTTTGATCAACACACAGCGGCTCGGCACATAGATGATTGGCGCCCCAATAAGCGCAACGGCGAAGTAACGAGCGAGTGCCGGAATTGGCAGCGGCCATTTGAAAAATGGGAGTAATTGTTTAAACACTGCACCTTCTTCAGGATCATGGTTGATGAGGAACACATCATATGTGCCTGCGACAACCGAGTTTTCGTCCGTGTAGGTTTGCGTTGTACCTGATCCAGCATCTGCGACAGTCGTCAATGGCAGATATTCGCCACCGTTCATGGAACGGTAAATTCGGTAGTAAGAAGCACCATTTGTACCCGTTACGCGGTTCCATGTAATCGTCACAGATTCACCTGCACCAACGGTGACACTTGTTGTTGCGGTCGATAATTCGGATGGCCCATAGCTGTTTACAGCTTCGATCTTGTATGTTACAGGGCCGCCGTTGTAACCTACCCCGTATTGGCTGGAGTTTGCAGGGGTTGTCCATTGTGAAGAGGCATCCGTTGTATTTAATGCGGCAGAAACGCCCGTTGGAATGGCAGGCGCGTTTTGAATCGTTGTGGTAACTGGTTGAACCAAGTTTAGGAAAATGTCATTTTCGAATGGGATATTTCCATAGGTGGAATTGTATCCACCAACCGGCGTACCGACATTAAGACTACCTTCACGCATCAACGCAACTTGGTCAATTCCATAACGTTGTGCTGGTGCATAGGTTTTGCTCCAGTATGACTGCACAACAGGTGCCATGTACGCTTTGTACATGCCAGATGAGATGTCGCCTGCGTTATCTTGAACAGCTTGTGCGGCATTTTCCAGAAGGTCAGGCGTAAGCGGGCCAGCTTGTGCATCGATCACAATGTTTGAAAATCCGCTATTTGTTGCAAAACTCGTAATAATCTTCTTCCATCCATCGAATTCAGTAGCCATTAAAGACGAATCACCATAATAAATAAGGCGATTTACCCCACCTAAAAGAAAACGCGTTGCATTGTTAATTTGCAACGCTTCAGCTGATCCACCAACAACTTCCGTTGCCATGATTGCAATGTCTGTGCTATACGCGGTAGCGAGATATTTCATCGGCACTTGCAAGCGTGCGAACGTGGAGTCATTACCTGCGGGTGTGCCCATAGCTGAGGTTGTTACTCCACCACGAGTACCATAACTTAACAGTTGATCGTACTCTTCATTCATTGCATATGCTTCTTGTTTTGCAATATTTCTCCATGCTTTTACGTTTCGCATTTTGAACGTGACGTTCTTTAGCGTGCGTGCCAATGATTGTGGAATTAAAGAACTACCATCACCAGGGCCGCCAGGAGTAGAAGGAGATGCAACAAGCGCTTTTTGCAAACGGTCGAATGTCTGATTGGACAGATTGCCACCCATATAAGAGCCAGTCAACAGTCCGCCATTATCCATTTGCAGTGATTTTACAAGTTCAGGTGCCATTAAGGTCAAAGAGGCCACCACCTATTCTAAGAATTTGGGAATTAAAAAACGCCCACGATTCGTGGACGTGACTTGAAAATTGAAATTGTATTGTGGGTATTAAATGAGTTTTTCCTTGCGAAGTAGTTCCTGAGCCGCATTACTCACATTTGCCCAGTGACGGTCGTTTTCCAGAATAGTCAAGTCTCGCATTGTGATTCCGTCAAAACCCTTTTGGAACGCATCCTCTACGACATCAAGTGCCTTTGCGAGGTTGAATTCTTGTGGCACAGCACGTTGAGAGGTTTGTACGGGCATCCCATACCCTTTGCGAATCGGTTGTGCACTGGTTTGTTGCGTTTCCATCGGTGCATATCCTGCGAATTGAGCTTGTGCGGCAACTAATGATTTTGCCATTTGACGATTTTCAGACTTAATCATCTGGCGAAGCTTTTTGTTTTCCAGACGAAGCGCTCTAACTTCTGCGATAAATTCATCTTTCATATCAAACACTGCGTCAGTTAGTGATTTGATAAATTCATTCCCATCGACATATTTCATAGCATCAGCCCCCAATGCTTTTCTGACTTGTTTCCGACGTTTGTCATTTGTCTTGTTCTTGTTTACCGGACGATCATCGCCTTCCTCGTCATCATCGTCGTCGTCGTTTCCTTCATCGAGGTCGTCATCGTCATCGGACAGATCGGAAAATTCATCGTCCATGTCACTACGTGATGCAGCATTTGATTTCTTTACTTTGCGCCGTTTGTGACCGCGGACAGTTACATATTCATCGTCATCATCGGGCAGTTCGAGCGATTCTAAATCATCATCATCAAGGTCGTCGTCATCACCATATGGGTCATATACACCTTCACCACGATTGTCTTCAAAATCTTCATCATCTGGATCTACAGGTGTATCATCGTCATCATTGACAAAGTGATTCGGCGATTGGGTTGCATCGTTGGTATCTTCCATCCAATCATCTAATTGGTTGTCAGATTCATCGGCATCACGGTCAAACACAGCCATATACTGCGTCTTTCCTGCGCGTTTTCGATCTGGTGCATCCTTTTGACGTTTTGGCAGTTTCGCACCGCCATTTGGATCACTTGGTGCCGTGACAACGGACTTTCTGATTTGCGCTTGTACAATCTTGTCGAAGTCAGACAAGACGGTTTTTGCCTTTGCATTTTTCGGCATGCTAATCCTCCTTTTTAACGAGACCAGAATCTTTGAGCAGGGACAAAATTGCATTTACTTCCGTCCCGTTTCTCCGTTCACAGCCATAAAAATGGCGGGCTGCATTTCGCAGTCCACCTTTGATCGTTCCGTCCTCGTTGATGTGAGGACAGTTCGGGTTTTTTTGTTTATGTTCGCGTAAATGGTCACGTATGACATCAATCGGATGTCCCCTCGACCGTTGCAGCTTTGTAAAACGTTCATCAAGTGATTTCAATATGAGTGGCTCGCGACTGAGTGCATATCTTGCACACCATAACGCTTGGTTTTCTGACAATCCATGAACATCCATGAAGTATGAAACATCCATATCTCGTTTGAATGTTCCATCTCTATGAAAATATGGATTATTTGATTTCACAATCAGATTTCCTGTGTGGATATCTGCGACATCACGTGACCACTTGGAAATTGCGAGACGGCGTTCATCAAGGGGACGATATTCGACCATTGCGCCTGCTGCCAAACTCTTTGCAAAGTCAACAAACGTACCAGGATGTACAGGTGTCGGAGTTAAAGCGACATTGCGAATAAATGCACGGGTAATTCGGGTCGGATCATTTTTGTCATACTGTTTAACGACACCTTCAATCGACATACCGTAACGTCTCGGCCATCCAGCTTCTTTCATCGCCTTCATCTGTTCGATGATCTTTTTCATTAACGGTGTTTTTAGCGCTTTCCACTTTAACCAAAATCCTTGTGGCGTGATTTTACCTTCAAGAGGAATCCCGACAATTGTTTCCGGTTGATGATCGTAATTAATGAAACCTCCTGCTCCAGGTGGCAATCCTTTTCCGAGCAAATAGTCAATTTCAAGCCCGCTCGGAACAACCTCT